CCTATTACCGCTTCCTTATCGAACCCCTCTGAAGCTAGCTCATACGCCTTTCTTTGAATAGAAACCTCATATGTCTCTGGTGTGATGCCCGCCTTTTTGTCTTCCTCTGCCTGCTCACGGATTTCACGCTTCACAGTCAGAGCGTCCTCGGCATCAAACTCTTTGTAAGGCTCTAAACCAGCCGCGATATTCGCTCTCTCCCAGTAGTCAAGGAGTGGCCCCATAAGCTCCGCTTTAGCTTCTTTCTCAAGCACGGCTCGCTCACCCTCGTCAATGTCTTCCCAATTCTTGCCGGTTGTTAGCTCAACCAGCGCAATAACATCTTTGATCTCTGGGCCTTGTCTTGCCGCAACAGCTGCTCTTTCTGCCTCAACAACCGCCCGCTCTGTTCTCTGGCGTTCAACACCAGCTTCAGCCGCTAGCCCTTGGTTCATCATCTGGTCAATTCTGGTAACAATGTTGGCGTAGCTGTTAATCGCGTGATCTGGATGAACTTGACCGCTATTCACCAAGCCCTCTGCGGTGTCAAGGCTGCTGTTCAGGTCGGCCTTCTGGCCGTCCGTAAGACTTGACTCACGAATTCTCTTGCGCTGACTGTCGATTTCATTCGGCAGGCTTTCAATCCGGAAGCTATTAGAGCGTATCTTTTCTAGCGATTCATTCTGGGCGAGGATCTCAGGAGACACAGCCGCAATCTGCGCCGCGAAATGAGGATACTTCTCCTCTACCTTCGCAATCTCTGAGGGGTCAGTGCCAGCCCTTTTAAGGTCAGCCACAACAGCGGAGCTTTGGTTCGTCCACATTGCCGCACTCTGATTGTTCTCAAGCTCCATAAGCTCTAGCTTTTTAAGCTCATAAGTCTCCTCGACTTTTGGCTGATCCATGAATCTAGCCCTAGCCTTTTCAAGGCCCGCCTTTCTCTGCGCGTAATCAGGGGCGGTCTTATCAAGATCCGCTATCTGCCGGTCAATAGTGACAATCCCCTGAGCAATCGCCTCAGTGTTCGCCGCCTCAAACCCTGGGCGGCTGTTTTCTAGCTGCTGAATTTTGTTGGTGATTGCCTGAACCGCTTGTGGATTAGATTGCACGGCAGGGTCTTCCAGCCTTTTATTAAGACTAGATATGGTCGCGTCAACATTACCGAGGTCACCGCGCGCACCTTCACGCATGGCAATAGAGCCAGACTTGCTAGCGTCAGCCATTACTTTGCCAAGAGCCGCGTCTTTAGCCGACTCCTTCTCTACCTCTTTTTGCTTGTAAGACAGGGCAAGATACTTATCTGCCTCCTCACCATAGCCATTCCTTCTAGCCCAGTTGGCATAAGACTCCAGGCTTGTGGAGTCATCCATGTCCACCTTGGGGGCCATGCTTCTTCTGAATGTGTCAACGTACTGATTGCCAGCCTCTCCAAATCCAGAGATAGCTTGGTTCATGCCGCTGAGCATTCCCGTCAGATCAACTGCGTTATTTCGTCCGGCCATTCTTTATATCCTCAAGTTATTGATTTTAATAAATCAAAGCCATCTTTAAACATGCTGCCCCAGCCGCTTGAAGACCCTCCTTGACCTGAAGTGCCGCCGATATTTGAGAGCAGTGCGTTATATATATTTCCGGTTAGCTGGCTTCCTATCTGCTGAGCATTAAGGTTGGCTGTAGATCCACCCAGACCAAGCTGAGAAAGATATCCAAGGCCGGTGTGCTGACCAGACTGAGCAAGCTCTGCATTAGTTCTGCCTAGATCCAACAGCTTCATTTGCATCGACATTGGCATGTACGCTAACTCAGCTTGATTTAAGCCCAGCTGACCAAGACTGCTGCCTAGTTGACCAAGCATCCCGACTCTATCATTGGCTGTTGCGTTAGCCTGATTGCCGATCTGGCCGTATGTGGCCCCCATCTGATTTAACGCATTCTCTCTATCAGCCATGATGCTGTAGTTCTGGTTGCCAATCTGACCATACTGAGAGGCCATATCACCAAACATCTTCCGCTCGTTATCTGCCTGCTGCATGGCTTGGAATGCGGCTTCGTTACCTGCCTGCGTCCTGGCCCTTGCCATTGCCGCGTCACCGGACGTTCCTCCGTATTGACTACCCATCACTCCACCGCGTCCCATGGCGTGTTCCTGAGCCATCTGAGAAGCCTGCTGACGATTAAGCTCTGGGTTTTGAATAGCCATAATCTGATCAAAGATTTGAGATTGGCGTTGAGACGGGTCGGCCATTGATAGGTCTGCGGCCTGACGTGCGACCTGACCAAAATCGCCATAGTTGGGGTTTATGTTATTCCCTTGGGTTGCGTAGCTCTGAGCAGCACTATTCCAGTCCACAGCAGACTGCCCGCCATTAATATCAGCGGCACCCTGAATCATGCTCATGCCATTGCCGGCCCCGCCGTTGTTCCACATCCCCTGATCTGGGCCAAGACCCGCCCCGCTAACACTGCCGTCCGCTCCAACATTGCTTGTGCCAAGGTTGGAAGTAACACCGTAACCTTGGAAGGCAGAGCTATTATTCAATGTGTTGCCAAGATTGGTCAGATATTCTTGCTGCGCGTGACCTATATTTCTTATGCTGCTTGCCTCGTTTAACGCACCAGCAACGCCGCCTATGCCCGCAAGCTTATTGCCGTGGTCATCAAGAAAACCTGTAAGTAAATCAAAGAAACCACCACTCATGCCACTATCCTCCCGGTAGAATAGTTAACCGCAATATCTTGCAGACCAATAAAAAATCCAGACACATCCACCTCTAGCCCAACTCTCATAAATTCACCCGAACCCATAGTATTAATTTTGTTTCTCCAGACGCTTCTGTCGCCACCGCTGTACTCATCAATGGCGTACTCAGCGACGTTCCATTCCGTCGATCCGATTACATTTAAAGCAAACTCTCTTCGATATGCCATCCTGGCGCCAAAGCCCCACAGCGAATAACAACTAGCCGCAACAGGGTCAGAATTAAGCATGTAAATAATTGACCTAGGAATAACCGTCTGCTGGTCAGCCTGTGTCTGCTTAACTACTGACGATTCCCAGCGAATTGTATAGGCGTCAACAGACTTGTAGCCTTTGTACTCAAGGATTCCCTTGCTCTCAGTGCCGCCTAGCCAGAACTCGCCCCCTACTGCGTTCTCAGCGTGGTACATGCAATTAAAGGAGCATTCACTCCAAAAGGTAACCTTTAGACCGCCCGTACCTGATGGATTTGTTGTAGAGAAGACATAAGCAGTATCAGTGCTTCTAAACAAGCAAATAGCTATAGATCTAGTTGGCTCGTAGCTGAGCTTTACCCCCTTAATAACAGATGCGCTTTGCATTTCCTTGACGGCAGCCCTAACGAAATCTGTTGTCACGTTAAGGCTGGCCTCTGCTACTGGGTTGGACTTCTCTTGTATTGTTCTACCTATAGATCTCAAGCCCGTGTTGTCAACAAAGAGGATGTCCGTACCTGTATTGCAGATCGCATCCCTCTCAATCAGACCCACATTGCTAATGGCATCCTGCAACCCAAAGCCGCTGGCATCATTAGCAGGGTCTCCCTTGCTGGCATTCGCATAGATCAGTATTGAGCGACGGCCAAAGACAAACAGAAAGCCGTTATGAGCATGGATGTTAACAATGTAATCACCTTCGACGGGCCAATACTCTTGGACATTGATAAGGCCACCGTCGTTAAACCCCGTGTCCAGATCGGGGTCATACCACTTGTCTTCTCTAAGGAGAGAAGAGTAGTAGATAGTTTGATAGTCATTATTAACTCCGCTAACCCATAAGCGACCATAAGCGGAACAAGCCACATCTCCATTAAGCTCATCAACTCCATCTATATCTGGCGAGGTGTAATCAGGCATCGCAGAGATCTTAGTAAATCCTCCGCTGCCGTCATATTTAATTGGCGGGTTGCCCTTGCTAAACAGCAAAAGCTCCTCTTTAAAGTGAACAAATACCGCAGTGTCTAGCGCAGTAGTATCTATATCAGGGTGCGTTGCGGCCTGCATTTCACCGGCATTTACCCAGACCAAGCTATAAGCAAATGACTTAGTTGCGTCTGTCTCTCTCTTGCTTATGTTAAGCGCTTCAGAAAACTGTCGATCAATCTTGCTTCTTATTGTGTCTTTGTATTCAGACGTACAGCAAACAGCCACGGGCAAAGGGTCTTCAATGCTCCCGCCATACCATGCAGACATTGCAGTGATATCAACAAAACTATTTGCCTGTGTTTCCATAGCAGGATACAGATCCGCAAATGCCTCTCTTGCCGCCAGTCTGCCAACCTCATCGATGACAAAGTTGTCAGCAACCAAGGCAAACTCAGAAGTAGAGTTAATAGGGGATAGCTCAGTGTTTAATCCCTGAAACCCCATCCCACTCAGGGATACTTGCTGTAACGGCTGTGCCATTAGACTGCCACCCACAGATGCTCTGTAGGACTAGTGTTTGCGTCCAGAGCAATTGCGTCAGAAATATATTGCTGAGCCATGCCAAACAATTCAGTAGCTGTCTGGCCTCCAACCTCACCTCGCTCTCTAGCCGCTAGTGCCAGAGCATAGTAAAGAACAGGTTGAGCAGGGAGCCTTAAAAAGTCATCATCATCTTTAAGATCAGGCAGGCTTCTCCAGCCAAGAACGTCAACTGTGTATTCCTTGTCAGGCAGATTATCAAATCTAATAGATAGATTGCCCTCATCGTCAGTGCCATCAAAGGCATATCGATAAGGCGTCCCAGACTTCTGCTCTCTAATCATAGTCTGGAGATCCCACTGATGTAGGTGAACTCCATCTACCATTACTTTACTAATGATGCACCCGTCTTTTGTAGAGGGCAGGATGTAGTCAGGCTGGTCTATGATTGTTGAAAACATCCACTGCTTTCTAGTGGCATTCCACCTATGCGCCATCTCAACATGTCGCTTGGCATCGTTAACAAAATCCTTCGCTAAGTTAATAACAGGATCTTCCTGCTGCTTTGCGGTAACGGCAAGCGGCTCCCTGAGCCTAGTAAGGACGCCGTTAATTAATTCGATATATGTCATACAAGCATCCTCATTTCATTAGATCGTTCCAAAGACTAGCGGTTAGTGCGGCCCTGTGCTGAACATATTTAGGCAGCATTGTTTGCTCTCTTATCGGACTCCAGTACGGAGTGGATGCACCCGTGCCGCCTGCCGATAGCATTCCCCCGCCACCGCCGCCCCCAAGACCATTGCCGCCACCGGCTCCAGGAGCAGTACCTGTTCCATTCCCAGGCGTAGTTCCACTTCCACCGCCAGTATCATCGCCGACACCGCCCCCTTCGCTATTGCCGCCGCCGTTTCCATTGCCAGCATTATCGCCAGTGCCAGTATCTCCTCCAGTGCCATCGCCGTCGCCACTACCGTCACCGTCACCGTCTGCGCCTGTGCCAGTCCCATCCCCAGTC